AACTAATTGTCAGTACTGCTGTGGTTGATGTTGCCGTTGGGAAGGTAACGGTAAAAGTATTTGAACTGGTAATATCGCTACCAAAATTCAATATAAAACAAGCCGCTCCTGTGGTGCTATTATAAACGAGCGCACCCCTTGCGGTAATATTTCCAGTCCATGTTACGTTATTAAATGAGATAAAAGCCGTATTATTGGTTGTATCTTGTGTAGGTGGATTGGAAATAGTTAAAACTTGACCGCCCGCAGCATAATTACCGCCCGTTGCTTCGTTTGTAGCCGTATAAACGGTGGTTGTATTGTTTAAATTGGCATTAGCGGTATAAAGTGCAATTTTGTAAGTATAAGGAGAGCTTAAAGTAAAGTTCTCCAAACCAGACAAAATGTTGGCTTTAAATAACGTGGTTTGACCTTGAACGATTGGCATTATGTTTTAACCATTAATTTAGTCTGACCATCACGATAAGCATCACCACGCTCCAGACCATCACCAAGACGTTTCATTTCAGCTATAGCTTCCTGATATTTGTCTTCATAATATTTAATGATGTCCTGTTCCTGCTTCTGGAAAAGCATAGCTTCCCGCATTGCACCATAAAATAACACTGGGTCGTAGTTGTCACCAAGCCAGCTTTGACCTTGGGCATTATTAACAGCAAGAACACCAATGGTAAACCCTGATCCTGTTCCGCCAATATTAGATGATGCTACGCTTAAAACATCTCCAGCTTGATAGAAACTACCGCCATTTTCTAATGTCACAGTTGACACATTACCAGAACCATTAACCAAAATATCACAAGTTGCGCCAGATCCAGACCCACCTATGAGTGGAATATTCTGGTACAAACCGGGGCTATACAAAGTTCCCGCACTAAAGGATGCTGATAAAGTTGAAATAACACCTTGCACAATTGATACTGGATAATAAAAGTAATGTAACTCTACACCATACGCAGAATCGGGAGTAGGTCCAACAATAGCGGTTAACTCATTAACATTAAGAGTAGAGCTGCCAAAAATAGCGTAGTACTTAGGTAAAGTCCAGCTAGTAGAACCGTTATTGGGGTATGCTTCACGAATAAAGTTAACATCTTTGTTAATTAAATAGTTGTAATTATTATTGCTGTCAATTACTGCAACAGAATAAGTAGAAAGCCAGTCAAACGGCAAAGTTAAATACTGGTTTCCTGAACTTAAACTGCCTGTTACGTTTTTGCGTAATGATGGGATTTGAACCGAGTTATAAATACGAGTTTCAGCCTGTTCAACAAAGAACGGAATATTAGCCACAAACGTAGGCTCATTAGTCTGAGCGTACGTCTGTATATTGTTAAACAGCGTCTCGTAATTCATTATGCCATTGGTCCTCTAGCAATACGACCCTTGGTAGCAGCGCCATTTCCACGGGTTTCAAGACCCTCGGTCTTTTCTTTACCAGTACCATAAGCAACACCATTTGTTAATGGATCGCTAATAGATGCGTCCTTAGCTGACTTGGTTCTGCCATATTCGCCATCTTTCATTACTTCTGTACCATCAATAGCTTTACCTGCCATTGTATGTGGGCGGGCATAAGCACTAGCAGGTTTATCTTCACGATTTTTACCGACTACCAATTTAGATGAGTCTTTGGTAGTAGGTTTTACATTCTTTGCGATTGCCATATTAACGACCTCTTGAAGAAGACTTCTGATTAGCAACACGAGCCATATTTCGACCCATGCTACGTAAATTAGCCTGAGTTACACCGCCCTTAGCCATTTTCTTAACGTTGTCCATTCCGCCTTTTTTGAGGACAATTTTTGTACCTTTTCCGCCCTTATGCTCCTGAGCATCGTGCTCTTTAAAAGCTTTTTTAATCATAGCTACGTCTTGCTTTTTATCAGCAGCCATTTCTTTTTTCATTTCTGATTTTGATTCTTTTTCCATCTTTGCCATTTTTTACTCCTAAGTTGTTACTACAGTTACTGAATTAATATTGCCATTACCAACCAAATAATTGGGTGTAAGTTTTCTTTCAAAACCACTGGATCCACCTACTGGATACCAGCCCCACTGAATCACTCTACTACCGCCTTCTGGAAAACCAGCTTGGCTTTGGGATGTACCACCTCCCTGATTAATCTGCAAACCACTAGGACCAGAAGCGTAATAACTTATATCTGGTCGTGGTTCACGCACAGCTTGTGGATCATTCACTGGATACATACCCAGTCGCAACTGAGGATGATCTGGATCCCAACATTCTGGGCAAACTTTAATACTTACCAGCTTGGTCTTGATGGTTAGCTTTTTTAATTCACTGAGCTTATATCGTTGACCACATCTGTCACACTCCGCAATACTGTGCTTACCACTAGCATATTTGGTTGGCATTATTACCTCGAATAGAACATATTACGAGGAACAAACCTAATTGAAACCATTTCCCGATCTTCTTCAGTTGCCTGTTCTAACTGTGTCATGTATTCCATTTTAAGACCAGCAGCACGCTGTATATCCATGTTTGGTAATTTCATAGACAAATAATATGCCAATCCAGCAACTAAACAATTGATCCAGCGGAACGGAATATCTTGAATAAACATACCTGTTCCAGAATCTTGAATACGTCTCATGCGCCAGTAAACCAATGTATATGGTGTTCCATTATCTGGGGTGGGCCAGACAGCTAGAAACGGTAATTGTTGGTTATAGATTAGAGCACCAGAACTATGAGCCGCAGCAGTAGTATTGTACTGCCCACGGTAGCAATTTAAAAGCTGATTACCCGATAAATTGACGTAACCAATAATTTCGTTATCAATCTGGATAAATCCAGTGGATCGCATATTAGCCGTAGAACTGAGAGTAATAGCAGTGGCAGAAGCTGTGAGAGCGCCAACTAAACTAACTCCAGAATAAATATTAGAGTTTCCTGTCTCACGACTGTAATACGTTTGTATGGGTCTACCATACGTTAACTTATTAGGAATTGTTGAATAAGTTGATTCTGATATGCGATTTATATTGATGTCTTGTTGATTGCTTGCGCTGGCATTGTTTGTGCGGGTAACCAAATCTAAAATGTCAATAGTATTTGCATCTACTGGATAAATAGCCTGACCATATACCAATGGAACAGAAACTTCTTCTACCGTCCACAGATTAATACCACGGTTAGCCCATTCAATTGTTAATAGATTTATTGAACGTTTGGCAGTGCGAAGATCATATCCAGTTCTTAATTGCGAACCACAACGCTCAAAGGCTTCTTCTACAAGCTCAGTGAGGTCAAGGTTAAATGTAGAACTGCCACTGGTATATGCCATTTTAAATTTTTCTGTAAGACTTTACTTTTTCTTTAATACTTTTTGGTTGAGCTACAAATTGCTTACCTTTTGCTTTACCTTCACGTTTAGCCTTAGTAGTTGCTGCATATTCTTGTGGGCTTAACGCTTTTATTGCTTTTTCTGGCAAATAACGTTCTCCAGTTTTACTGGAAGGCTTGCCAGATTTAGTTCTCCACTTCTGTTCTCCCCAAGCTTTTAAAGACTGCTGAGGCTTTGCAAGGCTACTCATTTGTAACCGCCACCAGCAGCTTTATATTTCTTAGCCACCAACTGCGCTTTACGAGCAGACCACTGACCAGCGCCTGTACCTTGCGTAGCGGCAGCTTTTACTTGAGATACTATACGTTTACGTAAACTTGGTTTGGTATAGTTTCCAGCTTCATTTACATGACCGCCTTTTTTAAGATATCCCATCTTATTGCGTACATCTTCTGGCAGTTTTGCAAGACCCGCATTATCTTCTGGCACTTCTTTTAATTCACCGCCTTCTGCCATTTTTTTCGGTTTTTTACCCGCTTTTTTCATGGCAATAGCAGTAGCCGCTTGTTTTGCAAGACCGCCCTTTTTATACATATCAACAGAATCAGGATTATCGGTACGTTCAATAACCTTTTTCTTAGGCATTTTGGAAGGGTTGATATCGCCCATTCCACGGCTCGCCATCATTACTTCTTACCCTTAGCATAGCCACCGCCACACATAGCTTCTACGTGTTCGTGGTGGAGAGTATGACCAGCAGCGTGCTTTTTAAAATGCTCGTGGTGTTGCATATGACCGTCTCCGCCATAATGCTTTTCCATATGTTTTGGGTGAATCATATGATCTTCTACTTCCATATCCTTGGAAAGAGGTGGGTGATCCATTTTCATAATATTTCCTTTATTAGCAATATTTACCAACTGTTTTACCACGTTGTGCAATGCCATCAGCACGGCTAGAGGCAGTAC